ACATCAAGTGATGGGTGAAAAAAATGCGTTACTTCTTAGCTAGAGTGTCTAGTAAGGAGCAAAGCCTTGCAAGACAGCTTAAAATCGCACGAGATCGGTTCGACATCCCAGATGAGAATGTATTTTGTGATAAAATGACAGGCAGCAGCTTTGATCGCCCGCAATATAAACGATTGAAAGAGACTGTCAAGGCTGGGGATGAAGTCATCGTTAAGGAATTTGACCGATTCGGGCGTGACAAAGACGAAATGAAGCGAGAACTTCAATGGTTCAAAGAAAAAGGCGTGATTGTTCGCATTCTCGACATTCCGACCACGCTTATTGACTTCCAAGACCAGACATGGGTGCTGGAAATGGTAAACAACATCCTTATTGAGGTTTTGGGCGCGGTAGCTGAACAGGAGCGCAAGAAAACCAAGCAGCGTCAGGCAGAGGGTATAGCTGCCATGCCTATTGTTGATGGCAAAAGAGTGTCGGCCAGAACAGGCCGTAGCTTTGGCAGACAGGAAAAGCAAGTTGACGAGCAGCAGTTTGAAAGCCTATTAAAACAACAGCAAAAAGGCGAAATTACCGTGAAAGAGTGCTGCAAGCGGCTTGGCATCGGAAAATCTACTTGGTATGAACGTGCTGAAAGATACGCAAATAAAAATAGCGGCAGCCCAACCACAAGCCACCGCTAAGAGTACACCAAACCAACCAAAACAGGAAAAAGAATGGTGCAACCACAGTATACCATTCTTTTGGAGGAACATCAATATGAGTAAGAAACAAAAGATGGATTTAACTGAAAAGCTAGAAAATATTCATGGCGGTAATTTGATTGTTCAAGATGGAACAACAAAGCTGCGTTCAATTTTTGATTTTGTGAAATACGAAGAATTGTTTGCTTTTGTTGAAGGATGTAAATTAGCAAATTCCATTCTGATTTTTGAAAATGAAGGATTGACCATTAAACCAACTGAATCAAACTTAGGGCAGAATATCCAGTTGGCTATGTATGCCAGCATTTGCGAAGATAGCACGATGGTAAAACAATATCTTGATTACATTATGAAAGTTGGTTGTAATGGCAAACGTGAGCCGACATTATATAAAGAATGACGCTGCCAAGCAGCTTGGCGTGACCCGCCAGACATGGTATCGGATTGCTGAACAGAACAGGTGAAAGGAGCGGCTTATGGAGCAGTATGTCAAACTTGAAGAATTGGTTGATTTCCTTAAAATATGCTTTAAGTTCAAGTGGGGCGATGAAAACGAAGATGAAATAATGGCTCGCATAATGACTACGCTTTATGGGTTCAAAAAGTTTACAAAGGAGCAAATCGTTCGAACTTCTTGGGAAGAAGCAAAGTATTATGATTTACCAGATGATGAAGCGATTGCAATAAATATGGATGTCTCTTCGAGATATTATGGGTGGCAAGCGATTGGAAATCTTGTTAACAGAGGCGGCGAAGTTTATATAGACTCTGATGATTACGAGTGGCCTGTCACTCATTGGATGCCGCTTCCGCTAAAGCCAGAGGTTTAATATGAAAAACGTAAGAACGGTTTGTTTTATTGGTGAAGAATTTTGCAACGACCTTTATCGTTGTAAAGAAAACGGAAAAGTATATGCAAGGCAGCGCTGCGATGATGAGTATGTCAGATGGCTTACTACAAGCAAATGTGGCGATGGCTATGAACCTGAATCTCCACTAAAAGTAGGCTTAATTATGCGTGTGGTGAGTAAAAATGCCGTTGATTTTGAAGAAGAAATCGTTCGCATAGACGGAATTGGAGATACTTGTGCGATTAAAAAGCATAAAATGAGCTGGGAATGAAAGAAGGCAGTTGATAATGGCTAGAATTGAAATATCAAGAGAAGATTGCAAACGTCTTTTAGGATGGAGAGATAGCCATAAAGATCAAGTCAGAAGTTATACCCCCGCTTTTGATTCTTCGGTTATCGTTGTAAGCGACGATGAAGAAAAACTGCATACAATAATTAGAGCGGAAGAAAACAATCAGCTATTTACCGTCTTGTTTAGAGTTTCCGTTGGCGGCGATCTTCTGCTTAAATTCTTGTGGCATCGAATCTCGCAAAAAGTTGATGTATTTCTTAGTAAGCTACCAGATCGAGAGAAAGAAGAAAACATTCAGAGCGCTGTTTCTGTTTACGCTTCCATAATGGCTTACATGAGCGAAAAAAGACCAGTTGAATACGTATCGCTTGACAAGAAAATTCTTTCAAAGAAAGAATGCGCTAAAAAATCGAGAATCCAAAACAGTGAAAGCATTGTCGTCAAAAACTCATCTCCGATAAGAAAAAATATAAACAATCAACCACCCAAGCGCTCTTATACAAAACCAACTAAAGCTGTGAATGTTCGTGGATTTGTTAGACACTATAAAAACGGAAAGGTTGTCTATATAAAGCCTTTTACAAGATATTCAAATTGCATTGACCCAATTAAAAATAAAACGTATAGGATTGTAGTATGAAAATGAGAGACAGATTGGAACGGATTGAGCTTCGCTTCCTAGATTTTCTGAACGATAATATGCCAATGATAATGATTGATTTCGCATTGATTTGCGGGATGTTCTTGGCGAAAATGCTTGATATATTTGTTTTTTAACAGATTTTAACCAAAAAGAATAAAATACTTTTTGTGCAGTTGTAGGCACTCTTTACATTTTCAGGTAGGGGGTGCCTATTTTTTATGCAGCCAAAGCAGTGTATCGCCATCATCGACAGCATCAAATCGTATGCAAAGCAGAATCCGACCGAAGCGCAGGTCTATGAGGACTGGTTTCAGGCGGTGGTGAACCTGAGAGATGCTTTGCCACAGGACAAGCGGTTCGATGCCTACAAATACTCTGGTGAGCTGCGCTCTGTCTGTGCAGCCATGATGGGCAAGATGAAAACAGGCGAGGACGTGGCGAAGGTTTATGACATTATCGGTCGGACGTATCTGTTTGAAGCAAAAGATGTGTTCGACAGCTATTGCATCTACCTTGAATGGAACCGTGCGCCGGAGAAGAAGTTCTATCAGCCACGCAGACGCATTCTCCACACGCTTGTTAATGACCTAGAGGATTTATTTTTCCATCGTGTAGATTTCTTGGGGATTTCTATGGCTCCGAGAACAGGAAAATCAACTCTTTGTATATTTTTCATCACATGGCTAATGGGCAACCGCCCTGACGTTGCATCGGTTATGAGCGGACACTCTGACAAGTTGACCAATGGTTTCTACGGTGAAGTGCTGTCCATCATCACCGACCCTGTGACCTACAACTGGGGCAAAATCTTTCCTGACGTTCAGCTTGTGGACAAGAGTGCAAAGGACGAAAGCGTTGACCTGAACCGGAAGAAGCGTTTCCCAACACTGACTTGTCGCTCCATAGGCGGCACGTTGACTGGTGCTGTTGAAATTGGCGAGGGCGGCGTTCTGTACAGCGATGACTTGATCGAGGACTTGGAGGAAAGCTTGAATGTTGAGCGTTTAAACAATAAGTACGATGCCTATCTGAATCAGCTGAAAGACCGCAAAAAGCAAGGCGCATTAGAGCTGATGGTCGGCACACGCTGGAACGTGCTTGACCCTCTGGGACGCATCCAGAATCAGTATGCAGACAACCCGAAGTATAGATTCCGGGTTATTCCTGCGGTGAACGAGAACGGACACAGTAACTTCAATTATGACTATGGCGTCGGTTTTGACGATGCCTACTATGCCGATATGAAAGCCAGCATTGATGATGCAACATGGTGGGCAAAGTACATGGGCAAGCCCTATGTGCGTGAAGGTCTGTTGTTCCCTGCTGATGAACTGCGGTATTTTAACGGCGTTCTGCCTGATGGGGAGCCTGATCGCAAACTCATGGTCATGGATATTGCATGGGGCGGCGGTGACTTCACTGCCTGTCCTATCGCTTATGTGTACGGCGATGCTGTGTTTATTCCTGACCTTGTGTTTAATAACGGCGATAAGACCGTGACTAGACCGGAAGTCGTGGGAAAAATCATCCAGCATAAAATCAACGTGGTGCGTGGCGAAGCCAACAACGGCGGTGATGAATATTGTGACGTGGTGGACAGCCAGCTTCGGCAGCAGGGGTATCACTGCTCTGTTCGCAGCCAACGTGCGCCCAGTGGCCAGAGCAAGCTGTCCAGAATCATCCAGTATGCGCCGGACATCAAACGGTTCTATTTCCTTGACGAAAAACACCAGTCGAAAGAGTACAAGGCGTTCATGGAACAGGTGACGATGTTCACGCAGCTTGGCAAAGTTCCGCACGATGATGCACCGGATAGTCTGGCACAGCTTGCCGATGAATTGTATAACGGAATCAGCAAAATTGAGCCTGTCAAGAGGCCATTTTGATTAAAAACACAATATATTGTGTTCGCTAGGTCTATTTATTTGATTTCACCACTTGACAAGGCTTATAATGTACATAGGAAGTTTTGCAGCTTCCCTTGAAGGAATAGCTTGCACGCGGGGTTTTGTCATTTTACTCGCGTGCGTGTCAAAAAGCATATTCCTCCTTTCACCGGTGGAGGTTTTCTCACTCTTTCGCCTTCACCGGACTTTATATGTTGCGTTTCCAATTGTTTGGGGAATGCCGGCCTGTCTCCCCCACGGCTAGCAAGCAACGGTTCAATTCCGTTACGCAGCACCAAAATTGCAGTTAACCCGTTTACATCTGTCCGACAACTGAATGTAAAGACTGCGATGACTTTCTCTGAGCGGAGATAGCACGGCTGGAAGTGCGAACAGTTTCCCAGTAGCTTCTGACAGGTCTGTGCTCAACAGCCTGTTTCCAGAAATCCAACGAAAGGAGCGCTCATGCTAGTTAGAATCTGTTGCCCTTGTATCAGGCAGAATCCAATCTATAAAAACGTCCGTTGCAACCGCTATCTTGGCGAAGTAGACGGACGATACCATTTCAAGTGCGACAGATGCAAGGGCGTTATCGAAGGAGACACAAAGGAAGGATGGGTAAAAATCATCCATCCGCCGGAAAAGTAAATAGCTTTTGAAGCGCAGTTTTGGCGCAGTGAGATAGACCTTAACAGGTTTGTCTTGCTGCGCTTTTTATTTTGCCAGAAAGGAGGAAAACATGGCTGAGTATCAGACGGTCGTTGGCGGCTTTTTGAATGAGCCGCTAACCGGACGCAGACCGATTGAAACGCCAGAGACGGAAATCAATCAGACGAACGTGCTGAAAGTGGTCATGGGCAAGGCAGAGCCTATTCATCTGCTGAACAAGAATGAGATTCGCTTTCTGCACAACTACTACTTGGGTAGCCAGCCTGTCCTCCACCGCACGAAGGAGTACCACGCTGAAATCACCAACCGCATTGTAGAGAACCATGCCAACGAGTGCGTTGGCTTCTACACAGGCTACATGAGTGGGACTCCTTGCTCTTATGTGCGGTCTGAAACGGCAACAGGTGACGGTGAGGAAATTGCCCGCCTGTCCAACGCCTTGCAGTATGAGGGCAAGGATGCACTTGATCGGCGGCTCTGGCAGTGGATGTTGGAGTGCGGGCAGGGATACCGCATTGTTCTTCCTGACAAGGGGTACAACGGCAACTACCCGGACGAAACGCCCCTGCTGGTGGATGTTCCCGACCCGGACATGGCGTATGTGATTTACAACTCCGGCATTGGGCACAAGCCCATCGCCAACGTGCTGCATATCCCACGCAATTATCAGAACGACCTAAACGACCTGATTTGCGTGTACACGCCGAACCAGTATTTTGAAATCGACAACGGCAAGGTTACAAAGTCTGAGAATCACTCTCTCGGAATGTTGCCGATGGTCGAATACAAGCTGAACCCGGAGCGTATGGGTCTATTTGAACCGGCGATTCCTGTGCTGGATGCTGTCAACGACCTTGAAAGCAACCGTCTGGACGGTGTGGCACAGTTCATCCAGTCCATCATGGTGTTTACCAACTGCCTTGTGGACAAGGATGCGCTTGACCAAGTGAAGGAACTTGGAGCAATGTGCCTGAAATCCACCGCTGGTCTGCCCGCTTCGGTCTCGCAGATTGCAAACGAGCTTGACCAGCAGCAGAGCCAGACCCTGCTTGATTCTATGTTGAACGTGTACCGCAGCCTGACTGCCATGCCTAGTGCCACCGGCAGCGAGAACGCAACGTCCGACAACGTAGGCGCAGTTATCGTCCGCAACGGCTGGAATCATACCGAAGCAAGGGCGCAGCAGTACGAGAATATGTTCAAGTATGCTGAGCGTCAAAGCCTGTCTGTGATGCTGAAAATCTTGCGTGACGCGGCTGGTTCTAAGCTGATGGCAAGCGACATCAACATCAAACTGCCACGCCGCCAGTACGACAACCAGCAGAGCAAAGTTCAGATTTTTGCGCAGATGCTCGGCCAGCCCATCGACCCGCAGTTGGCGTTCACTACACCCGGTCTGTTCCCTGACCCGCAGGCTGCTTACGAAATGAGCAAGCCCTTCTTGATTGCTTCCGGCAAGCTTGGCGAGGATGGGAAAGCACCGAGACCGCAGGAACAGCCTGTAGACAATATTGTTAACGCTTACAAATTGTTGAGCGAACAGGCCAACGCAAAGAACGGAGGGGAAAAATGAATTTTGCAAGCGCTTTGTTTTCTCTTAAACGAGGTCGTAAAATCAAGCGTCATCATTGGACTGGTTATTGGTGCCTTGGAACTAAAGACTCTAAAAAGCCTTATGTCGAAATGCACTGTTACGATGGCAAGATTGTAAATCTTGCTGATTCAGAAGACATTCTGTACACCATGGAAAATATGGCGTGTGACGATTGGGAAATCGTTGATGAATGGAAGTAAAGGTTTTCGCCTTTGCATATTCCGGCAGGGAAGCCGAGATACAAATTTCGCAGCGTTGCAGGGAAGCAACGGTAAAAAAACGCAGGAGGAAATTAACAATATGAAACTCAATGTGTTGCTTGGTGATGCTTACAAAGAGGGCATGACCGCCGATGAAATTATTTCTGCGCTTGAAAAGGTTGCAGACCCTAGCGCAGAGGTCGAGAAGCTGCGTAACGCCGTGACGAAAGCTAATGGCGAAGCTGCTGAGTACAAGAAGCAGCTCAAGGCAAAACGTACCGATGACGAGAATGCCGCACAGGAGCAGGCTGACAAGCTGGCAGAGATGCAGAAGCAGATTGAAGCCCTGACTGCCGACAAGGAGAACCTCGTCAAGGAAAAGACACTTGCATCCTACCGTGAGAAGTTCGTTGCACAGGGTTATGACGCTGAACTTGCCAACAAGGCTGCGTCTGCACTGGCTGACGGTGACATGGACAAGGTGTTTAAGTTCCAGTCGGAGTTTATGACCGCCCATGACACCGCATACAAGGCTTCTCTGCTGAAGGATATGCCCACACCTCCGGGTGCGGATGGCAAGGGCGGTTCTGACAGTGAGGGCGTGGCGTTTGCTAAGAGCCTTGCACAGCAGAACGCAAATGCTTCTAAGGCATCGAGTGACGCAATGAGTGCTTTCCATTAACAAGGAGGAAAACATGAAGTTTACCCGAAACACGGTCAACGGAATCAACGATACCATCCTTGCTTCCAATGACTACACCGCCATTCCCTTTACCGTGACCGAAGTTGCTGCGGTTAAGGCTGGCTATCCCATGACCAAAGCTGGCAAGAAAGCAACCTCTGCCACAGCAGACGGCATTCTTCTGTATGACGTTGACCCGGCAGAGAACCCCAATGCTTCCCTGCTGATTCGTGGCGTTATCGACACCAAGAAGGCTGCCGCAAGCTCTGGCTTCACCTATGATTCTGATGCAATTACTGCGCTTAAGACTGCCATTCCCGGCATCTTCTGCCGTGACAACATCAGCGTGAACGCTTAATAGGAGGTAAAACAACATGGCACTGAATCTTAAGGAAGTCTTTGCCCCGGCTGCGATTGCCGCCTATTGGACGAACGACCCTACCAATGCGATGCCCTTTGCATCTGACGCGCTGTTCCCCGCAAAGAAGAAGGCCGGTCTCGACCTGAAGTGGCTGCGTGGTCACAAGGGCGTTGGCGTGTCCCTGATGCCCAGCGCATTTGACGCAAAGGCTACGTTCCGCACCCGTGAGGGCTTCAAGTTCGATGAGACCGAGATGCCGTTCTTCCGTGAGGGCTACCATCTGGGCGAGAAAGATCGTCAGGAAATCCTGCGTGTTCTGGACAGCAACGACCCTTACGCTCGTGACGTGATGAACCGCCTGTACGATGACACCGCACAGCTTATCACTGGCGCACGTATCGTACCTGAGCGCATGATCTGGCAGCTGCTGGCTCCCGCCAATGGCGTTCCCGGCATCACCATCAAGGCAAACGGCGTGAACTACACCTACAACTACGACCCAGACGGCGGCTGGAAATCCACCAACTTTAAGGATATCAGTGGTGTCGCCAAGTCTAAGTGGTCTGCTGCCACCGCAACTCCCATTGCAGACCTGAACGCCGCAAAGGACGCTATTCTGGCAAGCGTGGGCGAAGTCGTGACTGAGGTGTACATGAACACCTCTACCTTCCGCAACATGATTGCTGCGGATGAGGTGAAGAACCGGTTCATGACCGTCACCGCAAAGGCAAACGCCGTTCTGCTGGACGCTGAAGCACGGCAGATTATCGAATCTGCAACCGGTCTGAAGATTCATCTGTACGACAAGATGTTCAAGGCAGACCAGTACAGTGCAAGCGAGAAGTATCTGCCTGACGGCATGGTGGTTATCACCCCCGCTGGCGCGCTGGGCAATGTCTGGTACGGCACTACTCCTGAGGAAGCCGACCTGCTGTCTGGCCAGTCTGGTGCATCCGTGTCCATCGTGAACACCGGCGTTGCCATCACCACCGAGCTGACCGTTCATCCGGTTAATGCCAACGTCTACGCTTCCGAAATCGTCCTGCCGTCCTTTGAGCGCATGGACGCTGTGTACTGCATCAAGGCTTACTAAGGAGAAACATCATGCCTGTACCTATGTGCGGCATTATTGCCGCTTCCGCAAACGCCATGAATCAGGCTCGTAAACGCAAGCGAGTATGTAATCTCAAGGGTGATAATAACGAGTTCTGCAAGTATTGTCTTCTTGGAAAAGATGGCGAGTGCATTGAAAAGCAGGCAGATGAAAAGAAAACCTGAGGCGAAAGGAGGAAGGCAGCATGGGAGACCAGTATTCCGAAGCGGCAGTCAAGCTGGGACAGTACATTGCTCCTGCACTTGACCGTGAAGTCACGGACGAGGACTACCCACTCTTCGACCTGCTGCTTGATTTTGCCAAAGACAAGATATTTGCACAGGGCTACCCCTTCGGTAACAGACCGGACGAGCTGCCTTTGCAGTATCAGTCGTTGCAGATACGCATTGCAGCGGAACTGTACAACCACATCGGCGCCAACGGACAGACGAGCTATACCAATAATGGCATTACTCGTGTGTGGGAAAGCTCCGATGTGGCGCAGTCTCTGCTAAACGAAGTGGTTCCGAGAGTAGGTGTTATCGGCTGATGTTTAATGGTAGTCCGCTGGATAAACGCCCGCTGTGGTATTCAAACCCAGTTGGCGAGAAAACGCCTGTTGTGGACGAGTGGGGAAACGAGACTGGCGAATCCGCATACGAATCGTGGAGCGACCCCGCAAAGCTGATGCTGAATGTCAGCCCGCCTACTGGTTCTGCGGAAGCAAACCCTTTTGGAGCGTTCACGGATTACAGCTACGTTGCCAGTTCGTCCAGCAAAAAGCGCAACACACCGCTTTATGAAGGTACGCGCGTCTGGTTTCAGACGGACGTTTCAAAGCCCTTCAATTACACTGTGGTCAAGGTCGCAGAGCATATTACGGACACGTTGTATGCGCTGAAAGAGGTGGCTGCAAGTGAAAATTAAAGTGAGGTTGAGCGATGCCGGACTTCGTGATGCGGAACGTCAGATACGGGAGTACGAGACCACCCTGAACAAAAAGGCGCAAGAGTTTGCAAAGTCGTTGGCTGACAAAGGGCTTGATGTAGCGAAAGTTCGCTTTGCAAATGCAGAATATGCCGGTAGCAACGATGTCTCTTGTCGTGTTGAGCAGAACGGAAACATTTGCACCATCATTGCAGAGGGCAAGTCAGTCGCCTTTATCGAGTTTGGTACCGGTGCACATCACAACGGATATGGCGGCGAACTGCCGCCCGGTGTTGGTGCGCATGGCTCCTATGGTCAAGGCAAGGGTGCTGGCAGACGTTGGTACTACTACGGTGACCCCGGTAATGCCGGAACCTATGTGGATACCGTTCCCGGCAAGGGACAGTTGAATTACACCAGCGGCAACGAACCAGCTATGGCTATGTGGGGAGCTGTTGAAGAAATGGCTTCTCAGGTAGAAGCAACGTGGAGGGAGGTTTGGAATAGTTGATCGATTATTTCAATTCTATCTTTACAGCTGTTGCCAAGGAACTGCGAAAGCAAGTGCCTGGTATCTTTGTCACTGGCGAAATCAATGACAGCAACGTCAAAAAGTTTCCATGTGTGCAGATAGAGGAAAACAGCAATCTCCCGGTTCATCGTGATTCTGCCAGCCGAAGCAAGTACGCTGCCGTTTCCCTGCGTGTGCGTGTCTACTCCAACAAAGAAACAGGACGCATTGCAGAAGCACGTTCTATTGTGAATCTTGTTGATAAAATTCTTGAACCAAAAAAGTTCTATCGCAAATCGTTTGCCCCGTTGAATGGGCTGTATAACAATTCCGTCTATCGGATTGATTGCAGCTATGGGGCAACAATCGGAGAGGACGGAATGATTTACCGAAACTAAGGAGGTAAACATTCTATGAGTACTGCTATCTCCGGTCTGAATACCACCCTGTATTGTGGTGCTACCGAGTCTGCATTGACGAAGTTGTGTGACATCAAGGATGTCCCGGATATGATTTCCGATCCGAACCTTCTGGATGCCACCACCCTGTCTGATCCGATGCAGAAGCAGATTTTTGGTATTAACCAGTCCGATATTAAGGCGTTTACCGCAAACTACAACAAGGAAGATTACGAATCGGTTCAGAAAGCTGGCTACGATGAATCTGCCGAAGAGAACCCCGACAAGTACTATGCAATTAAGATGCAGGACGGCTCCGGCTTCACTTGGCAGGGTATGCATCAGGTTGGTCTGTCCGGCTTTGGCGTGGATGAGGTTGTGGAAATGACCATCAACTGCATTTTCCACACCAAGCCGAAGTTCGTTAAGGCGCTGACCATCAACGGCGGCTAAACCGCAAAAATCGAATCAATCAAACCGGGCAGAACTGAACAACGGATTTGGTTCTGCTCCTATTTATAAAGGAGAGCATTTATTATGGCTGCAAAGGTTATCAACTTTCATTCCCCTGATGGCAAGAACACTTATGAGCTGACTTTCACCCGTGACAGCGTGGAAGCTACCGAACGTGCTGGCTTTCAGATTGGCCAGTACACCCAGATGACCAACCTGCTGTCCAATTCCCGCGCCCTGTTCTACGGCGCGTTTATCGCCCGGAATCGTGGCATCAAGCGTAAGGTCGTGGACGAGATGTTCCAGCACATCGAGGATAAGGAAGACCTGATGGGCGTTCTGCTTGAGATGTTCATGGACGCTTCTAAGTCTCTGCTGGCAACTGACACCGAGGACAAGACCGCAAAAAACGCAACGTGGAAGATTGTGTAACCGCACAATCTCAGGAACCAGACGGAGAGGGAGAGCCGTTCTCCTTCTCCAAGCTGTTCCACGATGTAGAAGCCTATTACATCTCCATCGGCATGACCTACGAGCAGTTCTGGTACGGCGATGTCTGGCTGGCGAAGGTCTACCGTGACGCAGAGGAACTGCGGGAACGCAGAGCCAACACGGAAGCGTGGAGAAATGGCTTTTACATGGCATCTGCGCTTTCCTCTACGGTTGGCAATATGTTCCGTAAGAAAGGGTCTAGCCCCATCAAGTACATGGATAGGCCGATTCCCCTTACTCAAAAGGAGAAAGACGAGTATGAATACCAACGCGCAGTTGAGGCGCAGGAGCGAATCAAGAGAATGATGTTCTCTATG